CTTACCTTGACCCTTGAAGAAAGTACAGACGACTTCACCAATTGTTCGGTAAAGCCCTCGGTTTCCAAGTTTGCCAACACCGAATGGGTCGCCAGCGTCAATACCGCCCTCGAAATATTCGGTTGGTTTTAGGGTGCATAGGAAAATATGGTCAGTATCTAGGATAAGAATATCCGAAAGACCAGAACCAGAACCTGTGCTTCCCATTTCCTTTGTTGGGATAATTGGGATATCATGGTATGTTGCAACCTTGAAACCAACTTCTCGACCCTTTACACCACGAACACCACTATGGCTAGGAACAATTTCTGTTCGTCCCATAAATCGCTCCTGAGATTGTAGTAATTCACCGAGAGCCTGAATTGTATCATAGCCTGTTAGGATAACCTTTGGTGAACCGCCACGAATCTGCAACTCGCGTAATGCTGTGTTTAGCAAGTTAAGAGTTAATGGTCGTCGTGCAGCATATGAAGTTCCGTAATCAACATATGCGTTTAGCCAATCAGCACCAGAAGAGGCACGGTCATGACCATAAAGACGAACTAACTCTTCAGCAGCAGTTTGTGTTCCAGTGATAATTACTCCACCGTCCATAGCGTTAACTTCATCATATGAAGAAACAATCTTATACAAAGAAGTTAGGTTGTTAGCAATTCCGCTTAATGGTGTAGCACCATTAAACTGGGATTCAAGTGGCATTAGAGCCATATGATTCATGACTTCTGCGTGAGAAACACCAATTTCTTCACGGTAAGCAGCCATAATATCGCCAATTCCATCGTCAATCTTTGCCATAGCAGCAGCAAGTTCGGAAATCTCGAACTGATGTGCAATGGTTTTTGGGCTAGCATACAATACATCATATACTGGCTTCAATGGACTTAATCCATCTGTTGCACTTGTTGTAAATGCTGCATTTTCCGCTACACCACCAATTGCTGCTTCTGTTAGAGAACCATGACCAGTTCCACCAGTCGTAGCCCAAACATCTGCTCCGCCACCAATTGCTCGCTCCTTTAAGATGCGCCAACCGGAGGAAGACCAAGGTTTCTTAGGTAAAATACTTAATGCGTTAATTTCGCGGTTAAGCATTGACCAAACTTTCTGTCCATAAATATGGTTGTAAAGCCCACTACCGTTAAAAGCAGATTGAAGAGTTACATCGTGAGCGGAGTGAATACCTGTTTCTGCTCCTGCTCCCTTTAATAACTGCATTCCACCCATACTACCGTAGGTTGCTCGTTCTAAATCCTGAATTGTTCTAATTGTGTTTACACTCATTTATATCACTCCTGTAGTTCGCGGGCAAGTTCGTTAACTTCTTCCCACGTTAGTTCTCCAATGTTTTGCATCTTTAAGAGCATTTCCTCACTTAACTGTGGTCCAGCAGCAACGCTCTCAACCTGCTTTGCGATAACATTGTTATTGCTTTCTAATGACTTGCGAAGTTCTGCAAACTCGTTCTTGAGTGCAGCGACTTCAGCAGCAGCGTCGTAATTTGCCTTAGCAATATCTTCTGCTTCTGACTTTAGTTCTTGCTCGTAAAGGTTTTCAAACTGCTCCTTGATTACATCATAGGCGCGGGCCTCTTCCTTTTCTAACTTAAACTGCTCGTAAGCCTTTGCGAGAGTTTCCTCGCTTAAGTCCAATGAGTTAATACTCTCGGACTTTCGTGTGACGAAATTCTTAAATTCGCCACTGTAGCGTCCAGTTAATGCACCATCAATGCGGGACTGACCAGTTTCGTTGTGTCCGTATACTACGGACTCAGCCTTATTTTCCTCGTCGTCTAACATCTCTTCGTCATCATCTTCAGCCTTATCCATAAGATTCTCTAGTGGGGCTTCCATGGATTCCTCTTCATCTTCCATCATAGGTTCCATAAGTTCCTCGTCCATTGAATCATCTTTCTTAATATCAACTTGGTCGCGCAATGCTGCTACAACGTCGTTAAATTCTTCTAATGCTTTTGCAATTTCTTCTGACATTTTATCATCTCTTTTATGTTCTTTAACAATATCGAATTTCGCTTCGGGGTTTATGCCTTCTTCACAAATCGTTACTTCGTGTAACTCCAACTTATCTATCTCCTTATATGTTCCAACATCGGGGTCGTATCTATTCGACTTGTGAAGGGCTTGACCTCCGATACTAAAAGAACGTAGATTTCCCCTACGAATCTCACGTCCTACTTCTCTTGCTTTCTCAATATCTTCTCTAAGTTTAATAACTACAAAAAGTCCTGTATCATCAACCTGAGTTTTTAATACATTACCTTTTGAGTCCGTCCAATTATTAATCACTTCTCCTACCTGCACATTGGAATGCGTTATCATAACATTTTTATAATCACCTTTCATGAACTTATCAGATGCTTCCTTAAGTGCATCTAACGTAATTAGGTCATTTTGCTTATCTACTACATCTACTGATGCGTAGCCAGCAATTACTAAAGGTTCGTTTCTACTACCCTTTAGAATAACCAGTTCACTTCCGGCTCCAAAATGCGCTCCTAGCATATTTGTGCTTAACGCCATACTCAGAGGTTAATCCTCTATACTATATAAAGTTAATCGGAAAACTTGAGTTTTTTATACTTATCGTCGTAGATATTTACAAGTCCTTCATCGCTTGTCTTATCTGTGGGTTTGGTTTTATAACCTGTCCATACTATCCACTTATTCTTATCTTTAAATGGTACGACCCGATAGTGTATCTTCCCATCATACATTTTTGAATCAATTATGTATTCGTGATAGCCATTTCTTTGACTACCAATTACTGCACCACCTTTAGATAATAATTTTACTTTATCCGCATCAGTATCTATTTGTGCTAAAAACTTGTCAGCCTTACCAAACAAATTATACATATCTATGTCTTCACTTTGTTCTATTCGCCAGACCATTTCTTTTCCTTTGTGTTTTATTACAAAATTAAGGTCTTTGTCCTTTCTTCGCCATAATTCAAACGTGGTAGGTTCTTCTTTTAATTCTATTTTATCATCATTATAAAAAAGACGCGCAGGCTTATCATATAGAATACCATAAGCATTACCACGCTCACGTAAAAACGCAGTAACTTCTTCTTCTAACTTTTCACCCTTACCCTTAAATAATCTACTAAGTATACTATTCATATTTTCAGCACGGGAGATTATTTCTTTTACAGATACTTTGGCATCTTCTTGAGTCATATTGCTTACTAATGTCATTAACATAGCACTATCCTTTAGATACTTATTACCCAGTTCCTCCTTCCAAAGTTCTATATCAATAGTAGCATTTTTTGCCATGAGGTTATTTTCTTCAAACCCGTGAACGATAAAACCTTCCATAGATAGTTCACCTTTAATAATTGCAGACCCATGTATGTTATCTGTAATTACATATGATTTAGTTAGTGCTTCAATAGTATAATCTGATAATCTTTTTTTGTTATCTTCTGAAAGGAACTTTAAGGTAATAATTCTTTCCGCTTCTGTTACTTCAGGTATTTCGACAAATTTGGCAGAGTAGATAGAAAATCCTTTTTTATTTGCTTGAACTTCGTCAACCTTAACTCTAATAATATCTCCAACTTCTACCTTTTCTTTTGTATTTAGAGCCTTTCCAACGTTAAGGTATTTTTTACCCTCACGTTCTACAACTGGTTTATATTCATCATCGTCATCCATAGGTCCAGCACCTAATGTGTAACTATAAGTCCCATTTTTATTTTCTCTAACTTCTAATACCATTAAATCTAAATCTACGAATTTTTTCCATTTAACCCACTTAGGATTTTTCTTTTTACCAATAACATATGATGACTTACTATCTTTAATAACTACTCCTTCTGATGTCGGGTTTTGCATTATTTCCTTTGCGTAATCTTCTATCTCTTCGTATGAATCTGCAGAGCGCGTATCTCGTTTAGATGGGAATTGTATTTGGTCGTCGCTTAATGCAGAATATTCTTTAAAGAGAGTCATAATTCTTTCCTCTAACTTCTTAGCGTAAATATCTTCACCTTGATGGCGAAGAATATCGAATACGTGAACTTTGATATCTGCCTTAGCGTCTTTTTTATTAATGTATGCGATTGTGTCAGCCCTATGTAGAGGCTCATTATCTTTGTAAAGAACTGCTTCCGCATCTAGAATACATTTTGGAAACGCGTCCTGTTCTAATCTTTTTACTTGTTTTGGAAACTTATCTGTAATATCTCTACCATTAAATGAAAATATTTTTACAGTTTTAAGTTTGTGAATCTGAATACGAAGACCGTCAAATTTTTCTTGAACAATCCATTCGCCTGTAAACCCTTTAAGTTCTTTAAGGTCATCAATCTCGAATATTCTATACATAGGTTTATTTGGCATAATAAAAGTGTTTAGTTTAGTTTGGTCTTCTTTTGATATAGGGCTAGATGTAGCAATTTCACGCAATACATCTAGAACTAATTTTGCATGGGATGTTGTGACATTTTTTGCTTGATTAAGTCGAGTAAGTGGTATTCGTAGTTCAACGTATGATTTAAGATGTTCGTCATCTTCCATACTCGTTTCTAGTTCAGAAATAAGTTCTGCCCATTCACCACCATAGGTCTTTGGGTCTTCTTTGGCGGTAAGATATAAAACCCTACAGTGATTATATTTTGGCATCCACCTATTAACCAAAAGAAACATCCCCTCTGTCGTCTTTTGGTTTGTCGTCTTTTGGTTTTTTCATTACTTTAAATATCATATCTATTAATGGTTTTTCGGCTCTCTCTGGGTCCCCTACTCCTAAAATATCTTCTAACATTAATGTTAAACTTAGTTGACCACTTTTATGTCTAATTTCAGGTTTGAAATCACGAGCGTTAAAATCTATATTAAAATTTGCTGAAGCGTCTGATGTGGTAATTTTATAGTTATTAGGAAATCTTACTTCTTGTTCAGTCCCAAAACTAAATTCACCGGGGTCTATGCCGGTATATTCTATGTCAATACCTATATTTTTATCTTGTAAATATTTAGTAATAATACTCATTATAGTAGCACGTTGAGAAGCAGATAATTTTGCTTTTAGGATAATTTTCCAATCCACATTAAACCACCTAAAATCTGTCCTTAGTAGGCTCGTCTTCATCCTGTGGTCTATTTGCTCTTTTAGCGGAAACTTTTGTTGAAGCCTCTTGCTCGACTAATTTGCCCAACAACATGTTCACAGATTTTACCTGTTCAGCAATTGCTTTAAAAGAAGCAGCCATTTCTGGTAAAGATTCCTTTACTGATGGTTTACGCTTTTTACCCATTACTGGACCTCTTTCCATAGGACCGGCTTCATCATCCATAGGTTCACGGTCTGCACCACGACCTACATACTTTTGTCCTGCCAAATCTCTATTTAGTTTACCACGACCATATGCCTTTTTCATTGTTGCTGGTTTATTTGGCTTTGCTGCACCGCGAGGAATAGAACGTGGACCTAAAGGCCCATCATCGTATTGAACACCAAATACATCTACTTTTTTAGATGTTGGTTTATTTACTTTTACATCTTCAGCATCTTCGGGGTCCACAGGACTGCCCAAATGATTGCTAATTAAGTGTGTTAAATCTCGTAATTGTGTAAGGGCCTGCGTAACAATTCTTTCTGCATCGCCTTGGTCTGTTCTGTGTGTGCTTAAATTTTCATGTTCTCCCATATTGTCGTAATCCATATTATTCACCGTTAATTTTTTTAACCATGCTGTCTAATTCTGTCCAATCCATTTTTGCGATGGTATCAGCATCGGGTAGTGGGTTGCCAGTAGAAACAGCGGGCACTTGTGTTTGGGTTTTAACAAAACCCGACTTCATAAGAATATTATCTGAACTGTAGACCATAACCTCTAGGCTTTTAACACGGTCCACTAACTCTTTCAGTAGCATGTGTAAATCGTTATCATCGCTCATTTTTTTCACCTGACTTCGGATAGATTACTTCTCTAATTGATTTATATAGTTTTTCATATTCGCGGCGTAATCGAACCGCTCTCTTGACAACCTTTAGATTCTCGTCCTCGTATTTAAGGACTTTCTTTTTTAACGTCTTATTATCGTTAACAATACCCAACGACTTTAACACTGTGATGAGTTCTCCTAATTTTAGGGCATCCTCGTTAAAGTACTCTGTTGGGTGTGCCAATTGTAGTAGGGTTTTTACTAATCTTTTGTCTTTTTTATTTAATTCTTGTAGAATTTTACTATTGTCTTCTTTGATTATAGTATTTGATGTTACACCCAATTCAACCATTAGTAAATCTAACGCTTTGCCCACTTTACCCCCTTTAGGATATTTGCCCCGACCATACATTTCGGCTTCAGCCTCTTGGAATTCTTTTTCCCACTCTTCTTTAGAACGTTTATCATCCGACGGTGGTGTATCATATGCTCCAAGTTCAGCACGTCTTCTCATTGATTGTGTCTGTTGAGCACCTTCTCTAGTAATTGTTTTTCCTGACCTTGCATAAGAAGGGTCTACTATTGCCATAGTCGCTTCAATTAGTTCTGTGTCTTCAATGGATGGTTTAACACGAATAGTAGCCTCTAATTCTTTATGCTGACGTAATAATTCTTTACGGTCTGCTCTTAACTTCTGGCTTGATACTAATTCACTGTCTTTTATCGACTTGCCGCCTACCGATACTTCAACCTCACCGCTATCAATCAAATTTGCTAGGTCTAATAACCCATCTTCGTTTTTTCTTTCATCGGTATCCTGTAAAAGTTTATCTATTTCCTCGATTTTACTTAGTGTTTCTTTTAACTGGTTTTGTTTTTCAGCAAGTTCTTGCTTTCTTTTAGCCGTTTTTTCTCCCGCTTTTGGGTCGCGGAAACTATATGTTCCTACCTTTTTGTATTCTTCCTGTAATGACTGAGCATTTTGTGGAGTTAGTTCAAATTCTTTATCCCCAATCCACATTTTTAAGCCCTCTGGTTTATATTCACGTTTTACACGTTGTCGTACTGGTTTATTTAACCCAGTATTCAAATTTCTCACATTAGTTAATCTATATGCAGTGAACCATATTCTCATTATTATCCTTAACATTGACATACCTTCTAGCGCATCAATAGGTTTTCTGTAGGGGTTATCTTTATCGGAGTTATCTAGTTCTTGTAACTGCTCAAAAAATTTATCCACTTTAGCGTAAATTTTGTCATTAAATTTACTTGCATTGTGTATATACACATTTTTATACAAGTTATTAATATGTGTTTCAAAGATTTTTACAACCCTACTAGTAATATTAGGCTTACCATCGGAATCTAACCCAATTATGTCCCTGAAGCCGGGGAGGTTATCTATCCCCGTTAATAACGTATTATAAACTACACCCGTTATATTTACACTACTCGCTGGTGTTTCTACAATCTGTTCTTGTCTCGGAGTATCGTCATCATCTTTGGATGGCGTAGGTTTTTTAGTGGTTTCTTTAACATAGGGTGCTAATATTCTACTGATTGTTGTGGCTATATCCGTAACTAATTCTTCCGCTTGGTCTACGAATCTATCTGAAAGCATACCCTCCGCACCATATTTTTCATAATCAATATTAGGTCTATCCTGTAATATTTTTAATGGTGTTTTTGGATATGGAGGGAGAACCGATTGCCGTCCCTTTAATGTAGGTTTTATAATTATATAAAAAATTTCATTAACTATTTTATTTTTTATATCAGTTAAGTATTCTTTCTTTTTTTCTGATGGTATTTTTTCATATCTTAGAAAATCTAATGTTAATATTTTATCGTATGAAACCTCAATTTTTTCGATAGTGTCCATTTTTAGGTCAGGTAATAATTCTAAAATATCATTAAGAAAACTTTCCTCTAAATTATCAAAAAAAGGTTCTGGAATACCTATTTCTTTAAAATCCTTTTCGGTTGGTTCTTCACCAACGGTGACCGTTCTTGGGGAATATGGCGATGGTTTTTTAATTTTCACAATATTTTCCCAACCCATTTAATCACCTTAAACTTCTTTCATCTTCTTACTCATTCTAGGCCCACCAGTTATAAAACCGGGTGCGCCGGGGTCTGCTTCTCGCGTAGGTTCTGTTGCTTCACCAACACCTGCGGGAACCATGTTAGTTGTTGTTTTCTCAATCGGTTCGGGAGCATTTACTTTGCTCTCGATTTTACTTAATTGTTGTTTCATATCATTTAACTTTCTTTTAATCATGTCAGTCATTTTATCATTCCTTCTTATTTTTTTTCTTTGTATCGTAAACCATGCCTCTTCGTATCATTTCTTGTAATATTTCAAAAAGAAACTTATTGTCCTCTTCAGTCCTTGCGGTATCTTTTAAATTAAAATATAAATTTTTTAATCCAATATTATCTAATTTTGAAAAATCTGATTTAAGAATATCTTGCCATTTCATCGCGTTTCAGTCCTCCTATCTACATTCTCATTTGCTGTTCCCG